GCACCACCACCTGCTGCAACATTCATTGCTGCAACTTGAGCGTCAACTGGAGCAGACGAAACACCCTAAGCACGCTGATAAGCGGCAAGAGCATTGTCTACTGGAGTAGCAGTAGCGATAGGAGCGTTTGCATACGCCCTTGGAGCATTATTTTGCAACCATGTACGAAGTGCATCATACCCTGCAGTTACTTGACCAGTTGCAGTTCCATATGCTGTTTGGACATCTCCACGAAGACCAGTTCCTTTTACACCACCAGTGCCAACAGTTCCATAAAGATTTCTAACATCGCCAAGTTGACGAGTTTCTTCTGTATTTACTTTGCCAAGAAGGTCGGTAATTGACTGGTCGTAAGCACCTGCTGTTGGACTTGCCCCTGGTGCTAAGCCAAGAATCTGCCTAATGTAAGTAGCCTGTCTTCTATTTCGTGCTGCTGTTGCTTTGTCTGCAGCAACTTTGTAAGTGGTATTAATAGTTGCTGCAGTTCCTGCTGCTGCTCCTCCTCCACTACCAGATGAGCCAAAGTTGACTCCACCAATTGTGAAAGTATCGTCACTTGCGCCTGCATCTGTGTCGCTTTGACCTTGCACTACTCGTGCTGGAGTTGCTCGTGCTGGAGTTGCTCGCATTGGAGCCATTCCTCTGCCTGCAGTTGCTGGGGCTGTATCGCCTCTGTATTTAATTATTGCCATTTGTTTTACCTCTATCTAAGTGCAACTAATGCTGCTGCATCTGCTGCCATGTCTCGTGCTTTTTGCGTTTCAATATCTGCAAGAGTATTCGTATACTGGTTTTGTAACTGAGTACCAGCCAGGTCATACCCTCTAAGTGAAGCGTCATAGTCTTGTTGTGCGTAACCGATTTGACGGGAACGCTGTGTTCCATAGTCCGACAATGCTTTGGAGTAAACACCTGATTTAATTCCTTGACCTTGTAGTCCTCGTCTTCCATAACTGGAAGTAAGTCGTGGAACTTCTTTCTTAATACCAAATGCTGCATCTCTTAATTCAAGCAATGGTCGTTGACCACTTGTCTCTGCTAAATAGCGTTTGTATGCATTCATTGCTGCATTTTGGGTATACGAGGCTAAAGCGTTGCGCTTCTGTCCTTCGTATGTTCCTTGGTCGTATGCTGCCATTGTTTCCTCCTTATGCTGCCTTGATGATGTAAGTCACTGCGTAGTACTGAGGAACAAAAGCGGTTCCACTACCAATAGGTGCATTAGCCATTGTTGCTGAACCAGAAGTTTGTGTGAACGATGCACCAGATACAGTTACTCCAGCATTTTCAGTACTGGTTGTAAACGGGTGGTTGTGACCATTGCTTTGGACACCAGTGTTGTCAGTAGATGTACCTGTTGGGCTTGACATACCAGCAGCGCTTGTGCCGTTGACATTATGTGTATGGCTTGCATTGGTTGTTTTTTGCACTTCTTGTGGATGTTGGTGGTCATTGCTCTGTGGGTCAGTTGTGCCAGTATGGTTGTGTGACCCTCCAGCAAGCGTTACAGCGACAGTACCAGCGACAGTTACCGATGCAACTGTGTTTGGATGGGTATGGACAGGAAGGTTTGCTTCTGCAATAGTCTCACTACCACCAGTTGTACGGATTGTTTTTGTTCCGCTCTTACCTACAATAAACCTGTCAGTAAGGTTTGGTAAAACAGCGACATTGCCAAGCAACGCATAAAGTGCTGGGTAAGTTACTGAACTGAATGCAGTCCCATCGCAAACTAACCAGCCATTAGGTGCTGATGCGCCAGCATAAGCAACAATACTTCCAGTCGGATTAAGTGCATCTGCTATTGCTGTTGCTAATTCCGAAAGACCTACTGCGTTAGCAGCAATCTTTATACTAGTAACAGCATCGTCTGCAATAGCCGTTGTGCCTATAGCCTGAGCATTAAAGTTTGTCCCTGCCTGCAATGCGTCAACAAATGATGCTATAGCATTGAAGTTAGAGTTATGTTGAGCAGCAACAATTGTGTTGCCGTCTGTGAATGAGTATGGAATAGTTATTGCCATGATTATGTACCTCGGATTTTTCTGCGCTTATATTTGTAAGCGATTGAGTTCAGTCCCCATTTTCTTCCTGGGGCTGTGTTTGGTGTTGTGGAATCTGGTCCAATAAATTCAAGTTGAACTGCGAATCCTCTACCAAGTGGAGATATACCTCTCCTTTTAAGAATTGAACCTGCAGTGCTGGCTCCATATACGGATGTTCCCCATACGCCAGTGCCGTAGAGTCCACCACTACCAGTGCCACTTATGACTATGGTACGACCAGCACCAGAAGGTTGCGCTTCATTAAAGTTCTTATAGATATTAAGTCTAATGTTTGTTACTTGCTCAGTTTCTTTCAAAACATAGTATGGACGAACAAATGTCTTCAACTGAACATAGCGATTGTCATCAAACCAACTGGTTGTGTAATTGCTTAAAAACTTTCCAGTAGGTGACACTGCACTGTTTACCAGTACATCGTCATTGACATTGTTGTAATCGTCTACTGAGTAAACAAATGCAAAATCATCGTCTGGGCAAATCATTACATAGAATGGCTCGTCTTGTGCGTCTCTCCAGTCGCATCCACCAACGAGACCAAAGCCGTCAATAGTTACTGGCGTAGCATCGTCTGATAATCGTGGAGAAGTTTGGAACATGGTGTAAGAACCACCACGACCAATCGTTGGGTCATAAACAAGGTTTACTGATGGGTAGGTAGGAGGCACACCTTCGTCAATGTCACGGTATGGCAATGAAAGCCATAGACGCTGATTTACATATGAACATGAGATTGAACCAAGACCTGATGCGTTAACTTCATTATTAATAATAATTGGACGAATCTTTTCAAATATGTCAGCAATTTGGTTTGCTCTGTAGAAGTAAAGACCATTCGGATAGTCAAAGAAGTAAACTCCACCGTTACCAGCACATGCCATTTGTGGAGTATCAATGCCAAGAGTTGTTGACAGTTCTACAAGTTGGAATGAATCTGCGTCATAACCCATGAGCAAGTAGATTGCCTTTGGCTTAAAGATAAGTAACTGACCATCCACGATGTAAATTCCACGAATGCCTTCTCCGCCTGCTTCAATATCAATGTAGTCATCTTGGAACCAATCTTCTGGCAATCCTTCATGTGACCAGCGAAGACGGTTTGGATAAGCAACACCATCCTCATAAGTAAACGCAGTAAACATTTTGTTTGCATGAGCGATACAAAGAGTAGCCCTCGGCATGTACCCGCCAGTTGGCTGAGCGTATGGTTGCCATGTAGGACCAGATGCTGTTAGTGCTGTTGCATTGGCATTGCCGACATTCCATTTGTAGCAGTTGGCTGTTGCATAACCAGGAGCAATGTAAAGAGTGGTTGCCCATTGTGTCATAGATGCACCCCAGATACTTGACACTGGCAGTGGAACCTGAACTGCGGAAATAACTGCAGTCAAGTTTGAGAAGTTTCCACCAGTTGAATAATAAACTTTGCCATCAACATTTGGTGAGCCATAGACATACCCAGTAGTGAGCATTAATTGTGGTGCTAGACCTTTGAAGTTAAATAAATGTTTTGGATTCCATGTAGCGTTAGGGGCTACAATTGCAGTAGAGTGTTTTGCTTTGTAACCAGCACGACTAAAGACACCACCACGAGGGTCAATCTCTACATTAAGCATGGAGGGTGATTCGTTGGGTGCCAATTGAAACTGGTCAGCACGAAAGTTAAGTCCGCCAGTAAAGTCTGCTACTTGGTTAAAAGCAATTTGAGCCATTAGACAGGAAATCCTAATGGGTAGGGGCTACCAGGGCTAACAAGAATTCCAGCGCCTCCGCCTCTAGTGACATAAGCCCTATTGGCAGCGCCGTTAAGTTGTAGTCCACCAGAAAGAAGCATTGGCTGATTACTGTTTGGTGCTGTGATGTTGTCCTTAGCAATTGCTACACCCTCTTGGAAATGACGCTGATAAACAGTAGCCATCTCTGGGTCTTCTTGGAACTGGAAGATACGCATCATCACGAAGTTGACGAGCATCATGTGGAATTCTTGGTTTAAGTCAACAAGGAATACTGAGTTGGCATCACCTTGGTTAAGCCATTCAAGACTTGGCTCACGATAACCACGCATTGTAATGTCATAAGCCTGAAGCGGTTTTGGCCATAAGTTAATTTGTCCACTCCACAATGACCAGTAAGCAGGAATGTTTGGTTGGTCAGAGGTGCCGTTCCAAATTGACTCAGCCTTAAATTGGTCAATGTAAATTAATTCATTGCCAGCATTAGTATTATTAACCAAGTTAATTACTTCACGAATATTAATAATAGTGTTTGATTGCGGCACTGGAATAGCAGTTGAATTTGTACTCGTCAAAGTAAAGCCAGTGCTATAACTGCGTTGATTAGCAACCGTGGTAAATGTCCATACTGACTGCAACCATGGCCATCTTCCATCAAGCGAAACAATACGCTGATAGCCTTCTTTAATAAATTGGACTACAAGGTCTTGTGAGATGTCAGCAGTCTCAAGGTCATTGCTAATAGATAATTGAGAGATGTTTGATAGGTAGTCAAGTAAATAGTACCTGTTAATTCCTGTTGCGAAGTTTGCTGGCATTTAGTTCGTCCTTATTCCTTATTTTCGGTGTCTTTTGCTTCTTGAGCCTTTATCATTTTCTCAATTGCTCTTAGATGACCAATACAAAAATCTGTTCCCATAGCACGAGGTCCTCTGCACTGGTTATGGTCTTGCCCAATGTGAATGCAGACACCCTGCTTTCCTTCATATTTATTCCCAGTTGGAAATGCTGGCTCAGTTCCTGCTTGGATATAAGAGGGGACAATGGCTGTCCTTTCAGTACCCTGAACGGTGCCATATGGCTCTGTTCCTGCTAGTCCTTGATGCGTGTTAACTGATTGTGCTGGCATAATTTAAATCCTTCGCTGCGATGCAAGGGGGGCTATTAACCCCCCAAACACCAACTATAAATGTCCTAAGGTAGTGGATTTTGTACAAATCCTCTATATATAGGCAAATCCATTACTAAGTGAGTAAATAGCCAGTGCTGGGGTCCTACCGAAGGATTGTAGGCTGTAACCCCCAACACCGACTAAACCTTATCTATCATTATTCATAGCATTTAATCGTGCAACAAGTAATGATAATTTCTTGATATTTTCTTTAGAAAGTTCTGCTTGTGAAGCGCCTTTTGCAAGAATGTTTGCTCCTCTTCCTCTTTGCAGTAAAACTTGTTTTATGTAACTATCAAGCAAAGCAGTAGTGTCCATTCCAGCAAATGGCAACAATGGGTCTAAAGGTCCAGTTGGTATTTCATCTAGAACCTGAAGAGGTCCTCTATTTTTTAATGAAGTTGACGGCATTCCTTGACCAAATAAATCTTGTCCCATTTGGCTAAATAGGTTTTCATCCATAGAAAGGGTTCCTGGAGGCGCTTTTACTATGTAGGTAGAGCCTTGGTCATACATAGATGGAGACATAAATTGTTCAGCCTTTTTCCCAAATTGGTAAGGAACTTCATTAATGGCAGATTGTTCAAATGGTCTAATTCTTGAAATGAATCCAGCAGCATCTGTCACAGGACTAACATTGTTTATAGCCATTAATTTTATGAGTGCTTGTTGATTTATATCACCCGAAAATCTAGATGCTATTTCGCTCCATGGAAGACCGCTTGTTGCGTCTATGCCTTTGGCTGGATAGTTCCCAGCCCATAGGTATGAGTATCCAGGAATTTGGTCGGCTGCCGTTGCTCCAAAATTTCCAGTCTGTGCAACTGATGGATTAATAATTGATAATCCAGGTGTCCATGAATGGTGAAAACCAAGTATCTCGCTTAATTCTTTTAAAGCCTTTCTTTTAGCAAGAGTATTTAGTCCTGCTTTAACACCAGCGCCTATGCCTTTACCAGCACCAAAAAAGGCAAGGTTTAAACCACCTGCAATACCCAAGTCTTTTAATGCTTTGCTTTGTGCTTCTTTGTCTCCCTGTGACATGGCATAACGCATAGCAGGGTCAATCAGTCCACCAGTTACAGCCGCATCAGCAACTTTTCCAGCAGTTTGTGCCGTATTGCGAATGGTTTTATAGGATTGAGGAATTGCTTGTAGTTGCCCAGAAGCATAACCGCCAGTCTGAACATCTGCTCTATTTGTAACATCTCGTACTGCGTTGCCAACTCCACCAGAACGCTTTATTTGATTAACAACATCAGCGACACTATCAAACCAATCGGCTATGTCATCAAAAGGATTTAAATCCATAATTACATTCCTCTAGTAAGTTTACTTTTTAGCATGTCCCCAAATGATTTACTCTTATTAGTGCTAACCTGCATTGTTTCAGATTGCTTTTTACCATAAACATCTAATGGTTCCTTCTTTGATGCACGCTGTGATGAACGGCGAAATGCTTCAAATTCATCAGGACTAGTAAGCGGTTCTGCAAATTCATCCCAGTGTACATCGCTAATTGCCTCTCTTGGTAGTTGGAGAAACACTCCATTACCAAGTGGTGTTTCAGTTATTCCTTTTTCATAAAGTAAAAAAAGAGTTATGCTTGGAACAATTTTTTCTTTACCTTGTTCGTCAATTATTTTAAGTGCTTCATTTTGGCGTGCTTTATCAATTTTTTGTACTGTCTCAGAATATTTATTACCAGAAAGTATAAATGATAGTCTTTTTCTACCATTTGTATCTGTCACTGGCTGTAGTAATCCATCTTTGTCTATTTGATAAATCGGATACTGAGTACCTTTTTTATTTGAAGTTACCAAAGAATCTGCTGGCTTCTTGCCAGATGGTTTTTTAGTCTTTAATTTTTCTTCCATTGCACGAAATTGTGCTGCCGGAGACGCATCTTTCTTTTCTGCCATTTAAAATCTCCTCTAATAATACAAAAGGGACGGGGGGATTACTCCACCCCGCCCCAAATGCACGGGCTTTGCTTGTTATTAAGCGTCTGCTGACAGGTATCCCTGACGGCTGCGGTTTGAACAGGTGAGTTCACCGAAAGCCATGACCAAAGCGTAGCGAGCATCTTTGCCTGCAACGGTTCCCTGCTGGAAGTCAGTGGTGTTAAACCAGTGACCGTTCATGCCGACCAACTTGAGGTACTTGGTGTTCAAGAAATACATTGAAGCGTTAGACACTTGGTTGCCTGGGACTGCGAAGTCAAAGACGACTGGTGTCTGCTTGAACATAAGGTTCGTGAAGCCAGAGTTTGCCTTAGCAACATCCTGATAACGAACATTGTTTGTCAAAAGACTCTCGTACTTAGCGAAGAGAGGCTCTGTCGTTACAATGATGTCAGGAACATCGTTGCCCTTAGAGGCTGTGTTGTAAGTGGTGCTCATGTTTGCAAGGCTCAAGGTTGCGTTCTGGATGCCCGACACGATGGTTGGGTTCCACCATGTATCTGTGCTTGAGTCAATTCCGCCAACTGTGTTGTTTTCATTGCCAGCGAGGTTAGCAAGACCGTTAAAGTCTTTGCCTGAGTTGCCAGTGCCGTCACCGAAAAGCATGGTGTTCAAGTCAGACTTGACGGACATTTCTGTCTGCATAATCTTTGCGTTGAGCAGTTTAATGATTGCTTCTGTTCCACGGTTTTTGGCTTCTTCAATACCGCTGATTGCGATGGAACCAGCAATTTGCTTCCAATCGTACTGTGCGGCAGAAATGCCATCTTGTGGTGTAAGGCTGATTGGGTCGTAGCCTGCGTATGAGGAAACGGTGCCGTTAGCCTCGTACATGAGTGGTTCTACAATTGAAGTACCGCCCTCTTCTACAACTACACGACCTCGTGAGTTTAGGTGTTCAAGAAGGACTAAATCCTTAAAAATGTTGTCAACCAATGTTGGTTGGTAGTTTTGCAATGTCGTTGATAGAATTGCATTGAAATCTGGGTTTCCAGCCATTATATTTCTCCTATGAAATTAAAGTGTTTTTTTATCAGATATTGAGCGTGCGTTTTGCTTGCTCAAAAGCCTCAAATACGGTTTTTGGTGCCGCAGATATGGGTGCTGTCGTTTGTTTGCTAGATGTAGCGCCTGAAACAATGGCTGCTTGTCGTTTTGCTTCCACCCTTGTATCTTCTTCGGTCTTAGCCTTAGAAGCCACATTGGATTTGGTAAACACCCTGTCAAAAGCAATCTGTTTAAAGATTGATTCTAAGTCGGTTGAACCTGTAGCCAGTGCCTTAGCAACCACTTCATCGGCATCAAATGAATCGCCATATCGTGCTTGCAAAGACTCAATAGTTCTTTCTAGTTCGGACATTGCTTTTTCTTGTTCAAAGATTGCAATGCGTTGTTCTAAACTTTTGAGTTGTTGAGTTGACGGGTCTTCCCAATCAGTAGTCTCCCAATCTTCATCATTGGAAGTTTGATTAGTCAAACCATATGTTTCGCTCAACAGTTGCAGAGTCGTTGCTGGGTCCTTCTCAAGTGCTTCTTGAAGGGCTGCAGCGTATTGAATCTGCTTTCTTTGTTCGCTGAGTTCCTGTGTCTTGCGGGTATAATCCGCCTGACGCTGGTATCCAGCAAGTGCTTCCTTTAGGGGAACTACTACTTCTTCGCCATCTACTTGCAGTCTAACGAAATTATCGTTGTACTGGGTATAGTCAAAAAGTTCAATATCCTCTTCGGTTGCTTGTGCGACTACCTCAGCCTCAACACCTTGTCCATCTTCAATGGGGGTATCTACAGTTTCAATAGTTGTGTCAATTAAGTTTTCTTCTGTCATATTTATGGAGTCCTTTTCCTTCTTTAAGGTTGTTCCTTACATAATAGATTTTCTATTACATACCGCCCTCAAGGAACGGTAGAATCTGTTGCATTAATTCAGGTGGAATTTGCTCTGGAGTAATCTCCCCTGATTGTAGAGCCTCAAGTATTGCAAGGATTTCCTGAGGAATTTCACCCTCTGGTGCCATCTCTGGTGCCATCGGCGGTGCCATTTGTGGTTCTGGTCCCTGCTGTGAAGCAAGAAACTCATCAAGCATTTGCATAATCTCTGGTGGTAGGTCTTCTGGGGTTAGTTCCCCAGTCTGAAGAGCCTCAAGAATAGCCATTAACTCTTCCTCACTTGGTGCAGCCATTGGTGCCTGACCCTGAGGGGCTGGTGCTCCTTGTGGACCCATACCCATTTCAGCCTCAGCCTGAGCCATCATTTCTGGAGTAAGCCCTGGAATTCCTTCTGGACCCATAGGTGGTCCACCTTGTCCCATGGGCTGTCCTTCTGGTCCTTCCATATCCTGAGGAGGAGGTG